TACCACTCCATGGTCCGGATCTCTCCATCCGGGGCTACTTGAGTTCCTCCCACAATTCGTGGAAGGTCTAAAGAAACCCCTTACGGAGTGGGAAGCACCTCATTGGTCAACAAAGCAAGGTCCTAACGGACAAGCTCTGATGACATGTATAGAGGAGTTCCTATCACTTCCTTACTGGCTCATCCAGGCTCTCAAGATCCTGGGTGGACCCGATTTTGTGTCTTATTACAATAAGATCCACAAGATCGTCGGACGAATTAAGCTGAAAGAGCCGAAACGGCTCCGTAAGCTATCATTTATCCGAGATAAGGAGATGAAGACACGGACCATCGCCATCCTGGATTACTGGTCACAGACGGTCCTAAAACCGTTCCATGATTCAGTAATGGAGATGATTCGTCATCTCCCAGGTGATTTTACCTACCAGGGTGACGTCCGACAACACCTCGATCGCTTCCAAGGTACCTTTTACACGTTTGACCTTAAAGACGCGACTGACCGATTCCCAATGCAACTGCAAAAGGAACTGTTCAGCCTCATCTTTGGGCCAGACCAGTCAAAGGCCTGGGAAGCGGTTATGGTTGGACTGCCCTACGAGTATAAGCTCCCAAGTGGGGAAACCGGCCATGCTAAATACATGGCTGGTCAACCAATGGGGGCCTACAGCTCATGGGCAGTCTTCACCCTAACTCACCATGCCATTCTCCAATACATTGTATCTATCCACCCTGAGGTGGGTTATGCAATCCTTGGAGATGACATCGTGATTCGAGGAGAAAACGGAGCACGCCTCTACCAGGAGGTCATGGACACTCTAGGAGTACCGATTAGTGAGAGCAAAACGCACATTTCACAACGTGGTTTTGAGTTCGCTAAACGGTGGTTCCTAGATGGACATGAGGTAACTCCTTTCCCTCTTTGGTCACTAATTGAGGCGGGTGCTAATCCAGTTAAACTGGTTACCGCCTTCCTCTCAGTGGCCAATAAGGGCTGGCCGGTGGAGATTATCTGCCGACCAGGAGTTATCCGTGACTACCTCGTGCAGGTCTTTGGGCTTTATAGCCGAGTCGCCGCTGGTAAAGCGCGGCATGCTATAATCTTCAAAGACCTCCTTACCCTTATTAAGTCTGACGATGAGCCAGTGCAGCTATCTGAAAAGGTAGCTGGGCTAGCACATCGACTTATTGAGGGTAATGGCCAGAGTGGATGTAACCATAATAAACACCTGATTGGATCTCTCCAACGGGCGTTTAATGATACATCTGCTCGAATGGCGCACGATGCAGTGACGGTACTAGATCAGACAGCTTCTGAACTAGTAGGGGGCTCACTCCAGAGCCTACCTCCTGCACTAGCAACCGTTCATCCTGCTCGCCTAGCTAGCGAGCACCTGCTTGAGGTGACAAGTGACGGGGCCCTGTTTTATCGGGACCTCGCCGCTTACCACCGAGCAGGACTCCGGACAACAGGAATTCCGCTAGAAGAAAAATTCAGCTCACTGAGCCGGATTGTTCCTCTAGCTCGATTCCCGCTGCCAGATCGAATGTTCGATCGAGTAGCTGTTCGGGTGATGAATACCGAAGCACGGTTTGTCGAGATTCTGATCCAAGAGTGGAAGATTACTCTTGCACGTCCTGAAGATCAGAACCTCCGATCAGCGGAGCTAGGGCGGGTTCTCGCGAACGCGTCCCAAGATCTCCATCGATCTAACTAACCGGGCTTCAAGTGAAACCATGTTGCCAAGTTCGGTAAGCCTTGAGAAAGCTTACCGGGATTCGGCCTTTCCGGTTCACCCGGGAGGGCATTATGGGTCCACCTGCCGG